GCGCTCGACACGTTCGCGCAACTCTTCTTCGGCCAGGGCTCGCAGGTCGGCGGCATCATCGAATACCCTGGCGCGCTGACGCGCGAGCAGGCGAAGGACCTCGCCGACTCGTTCGAGCTCCAGCACAAGAGTGTGCGCCGGTCGCACCGGCCGGGTGTCCTGTTCGGCGGGGCGAAGTTCACGAAGACGAGCGTCGAGCCGAATGAGGCGCAGATGCTCGAGTCGCGGCAGTTCGCCGTCGAGGAGATCGCACGCACGTTCCGCTGCCCGCCGAGCATGATCGGCGTCACGACGCCGGGCGCGATGTCGTACGCCTCGGTCGAGCAGAACGGCATCCAGTTCGTCCAGCACACGCTCCGCCCGTACATCGTGAAGATTGAGGACGCCTACTCGACGCTCCTTCCGGGTGTCGCCTTCCTGAAGTTCAACGTCGACGCGCTTCAGCGTGGCGATCAGGCGAGCCGGTACGCGGCGCACGCCTCGGCCCTCGTGAACGGGTGGTCGTCGATCAACGATATCCGCCGCATCGAGGATATGCCGCCCGTCGATGGCGGCGACGTCTATCGCGTCCCTCTTGCGAATGTCGACCTGGACGCGGCGAACCTTACGGAGCTTGAGAAGAAGTCGGGCATCGTGCAGCGTCTCGTCTTCTCCGGCTTCGACCCCGCGTCGATCCTTGCCGCGCTCGACCTACCGGCGATTCCGCATACGGGTCTTCCGACGACGCAGCTCCAGCCGATCGCGCAGATCGATCCGGAGGATCCGAAGGCCGCCTACCCCGTGGATGGTGCAGCATGATCGAGACTAGGCAGGTAACGCTCGGCACGGCCACAGCGACGGCAATCGCGACGGCTGATGATATGCCGCAGCACATCTACATCCATAATCAAGCATCGAACTCGTCATCCGATATCTTCATCGGAGACCAGGACGTGACGATCACGACCGGCCTGGAGATTCCGCACGACGCGCAGTTTCAGATGGTTCTCGCGGCGGGAGATACGCTCTACGCAATCGCATCGCATGATTCGCCCGTGATCGACATCATGCAAATCAAGATGTAGGCCGATGCCGTATTTCATTACGGACACGAGCCCCGACTGCGACGGGTGGGCGACGATCAAGGACGACGGCGAGGTCATCGGCTGTCACGAGACGAAGCAGGCGGCGATCGATCAGATGGTCGCGGTCAGCATCGCCGAGGGCATGGAGCCCGGCGGCGAGCGAAACCTCGACGGCCCGCCCGCGATCATCGTCGACATCGATGGCACGCTTCTGACCTTTGAGGGTGATCCCATCGCGAACGTCGTCGAGTTCGTCGACGAGTACGAGGGCGAGGTCATCATCGTCACGGCTCGCGTCGAGGATGATCGCGCGATGACTGTCGCCGAACTCGAGGCGGCGGACGTTGATTGGGACCAGCTCTTTATGAAGCCGAACGCGGATGCGGATTCGCTCGCCTTCAAGTCGGAGACGGTGAAGGATCTCCTCGACGTTTACAACATCGAACTCGCGATCGAGAATGATGAGGACATTCGCGCCGAGTATGCGCGGATCGGCATCACGACGCTGACGCCCGACGCTGTCGATCCCGCCGAATTGCCTGAGATGGTCGAGCGGCAGGTCAATCCGCAGTCGACGCCGGCGCCCGCTGAGGATCAGATCGAAGGTTCGGAGGAGAATGAGCCGGGGTCGGCGAGTGGTCCAGGCGGCGATATCGAGTTGAGTGCGCGAACGGAGACGGCGCTTCGCAATAAGGCGACGGACCATAACGAGCGGATGCTCGAGGAGGACCGGCCGGATTGGACGCGGACGACATTCGGCCAGCTCGCCGCCGTGTATCGTCGCGGCGCTGGCGCGTACTCGACGAGTCACCGCCCCGGCGTGTCGCGTGGAGCGTGGGCGATGGCTCGCGTGAATGCTTTCTTGTATCTGCTCCGCACGGGCGCGCCCGAGGATGCGAACTATGTGACGGATAATGATCTCCTGCCGGAGGATCATCCGAAGTCGACGCGCGGCGAGGATCGCCAGGTCGACCTCACGCTGCCGCAATACATCCGCGATGCTGCCGCGCGCGGCCTCGAGTTGCGCGCCGAAGGCTATGGCGGCGACGGCCTAGTCGAGCGCACGATCCGCGAGGCTCGCCTGATGGCGGCCGGCGAGGTGTCAGAGGACAAGGTCGTGCGCGTTGCCGCGTGGGCCGCTAGGCATCTTGTGGATCTCGACGCGCCGCAGAACTCTGACGCGGACGCGGACGGCTGGCCGGGCGCCGGCGCGGTCGCGTTCTACCTGTGGGGCATCGATCCGCTGGATCCGCAGCCGGCGATCGAATGGTTCAATCGGAAGCGCGATCAGATTGCCGCCGAGGAGGAGGAGCAGGATCGGCGCTGGTATCCGGGGATCTCCGTTCGCGAGCGCCCCGGTGCTACCCTGTTTCGTATGGAGAACGGGGTCGAGCAGCGTCGCGTCACGGTCAACGAGTTCGAGATTCGGAACGCGACGGAGGGCGACGGTATGACGTTCGTCGGCCTGGCGGCCGCGTTCAACTCGCCGAGCCAGCCGCTTCCGTTCATCGAGCGGATCGCGCCGGGCGCGTTCGCGCGTTCGCTGCGTTCGCGTAACGAGATCAAGCTCTTCGTCAATCACGACACTTCGCGTGTCCTCGCCTCGAAGCGCGCCGGAACGCTCCGCCTGTCGGAGTCGCAGCGCGGCCTCGAGGTCGAGGCAGACCTGCCCGACACGACGGATGGCCGCGACATGGCGGTCCTCCTGAAGCGTGGCGATATCGATTCGATGTCCTTCGGCTTCAGCGTCCCGAAGGGCGGAGACTCGTGGAGCGATGACGGGCAGGAGCGCGAACTGCGCGAGGTCCGTCTGCACGAGGTGTCGATCGTGACGGGCTTCCCGGCATACGAGGCGACGGCCGCAAGCGTCCGCAGCCTGGACGGCCTGGTCGACGCTACGGGCATCGAGGCTGAGAAGCTGAACGAGGCGATCACGGCGCTCGAGAAGGGCGAGACGCTCGACGATGAGCTCGCCGCCGTGCTCGATCAGGCCGTGACGAAGCTCCGCGCCGAGCGTGATGATGTCGCCGCGAAGCTGGCGATGAAGCAGAAGCAGCTCGACGTGCTGATGGCGCGCGTCTAGCGTTTCGCGGCTGATCCTCGTTTCACTATTTCGCGGGGTTATGATTCTGGTATCCGATGCGGAGCCGCGTCGGGTGTTTCGGTTTCGCGGAGCCGCGGCCGGTAGTCAACCCCAACTTGATTTCCGAAGGGAGATCGCAGATGTCTGAGTACATCAAGCGCCAGCACGATCTTCGCCAGGCCGCGTGGCACGAGGCGAAGCACCTGCTCGACACGGCGGCCGCTGAGAAGCGCGACCTGACCGGCGAGGAGGAGGAGAAGTACCAGAAGATCTCCGCCGAGCTCGACTCGCGCGCGCAGATCATCGAGCAGCTCCGGTCCGACGAGGAGCGCGCTGCGCGCCTCGACGCGGTCGCGGCTGAGATCCGCACGGACGAGGAGCCCGCGGGCGACGACTCCGACGCGGAGGCGATCCGCGCCCTCGTGCGCGGTGAGGTCCGCTCGCACAACTTCGAGAAGCGCGACGTGACGACCACCTCGACCGGTGCCCCCGTCCCGACGTCCTTCTACGATCAGGTCATCATGAAGGCCCGCCTCGTGGGCCCGATGCTCGACGTCCCGACCATCCTGAACACGGCCGGCGGCGAGACGCTCCAGATCCCGAGCCTGTCGACCTACTCGACCTCGGGCACCGTCACCGCCCAGGGCGCCAACTTCTCCGAGTCCGACCCGGTGTTCAACTCCTTCACGGAGCTGAAGGCGTTCAAGTACGGCTTCCTGATCCAGGTCAGCCGCGAGATGATCGAGGACTCCGGTGTCGATCTCCTCGGCTTCCTCGCCGATCAGGTCGGTAACGGTCTGGGCTACAACGTCCAGAACGCGCTGACCACCGGCACCGGCACCGTCCAGCCGAACGGCATCGTGACCGCCTCGGGCTCCGGCGTCACGGGTGGCACGGGCGTCTCCGGCGCCTTCACGGCCGACAATCTCCTGGACCTCTACTACTCCCTGGACGGCGCGGCGCGCCTGCTCCCGGGCATCGGGTGGATGGCCAACGGTGCGTCGATCGGCGCCATGCGGAAGCTGAAGGACTCCAGCGGGGCATATATCTTCAGCCCCGCGGCCGACGGCAACCAGCGCGATCTCGTGGCTGGGCGCCCCGTGTACGAGAACCCGCACATGGCCTCGGCCGGCACGGGTGTCAAGTCGGTGCTCGTCGGGCACCTGCCCTCGTACTTCGTCCGCACGGTCGGCGGCATCCGCCTCGACCGCTCCGACGAGTTCGCGTTCAACGCGGATCTCGTCACCTTCCGCGCGACGATGCGCGTCGATGGCAACCTGCCGCAGACGTCGCACATCAAGCACTTCATCGGCGCCGCCTCCTAGTACGCGACTCCGAGTGGTAGCCTATGGGCCGTCGGTCTTCGGACCGGCGGCCCTTAGTCTTTAGGGAGGGAATGTGTCGAATCGGCAGATGCGTCGAGCGGCTGCGAAGGCGAAGCACGTTGAGCCCGGCATCCAGCCGATGCGCGTCCTCTGGGCGAGCAACGCTCCCTTCGCCGCTACGGGTTACGGCGTGCAGACGGCGCAGGTCGTTGACCGTCTGAAGCGTGACGGGCACGAGGTCGCGGTCGCGTGCAACTTCGGCCTCCAGGGGTCGGAGACGGATTGGAACGGGGTCAAGCTCTACCCGACGGGCGTCTCGCCGTACAGCGATGACATTCTCTGCGCGCATTGGCAGCACTGGTCAAGCGCGTCGCCGCTCCCGAGTGCCGTCATCACGCTCTTCGATGTGTGGGCGCTGAAGAATCCTAGCATCGATCAGATCGAGAAGATCGCCGCATGGGTACCGATCGATCATCAGCCCGCACCGCCGGACGTGATCCGATGGCTGAAGAAGCCGAACGTCATGCCGATCGCGATGAGTCAGTTCGGCTCGCGAATGCTGGAGCTGGAGAAGATCGAGCACGAGTACGCGCCGCACGCTTTCGACGCGAGCGTCTTCAAGCCGACGCCGACCTTCCTTGACGCGCAGGGGAAGCGCATCCGTGGCCGCGACATCATGGGCGTTGAGAATCCCGATGCGTTCGTCGTGATGATGAACTCTGCGAATAAGGGTCGGACTCCGCCGCGCAAGTGCTGGGGCGAGAACCTCCTCGCGTTCAGCGTGTTCGCGCAGAACCGTCCCGACGCGATCCTTTATCTGCACACGGACGAGTCCGCCGCGCTCGGCGGTGTCGACGTGAAGCGCCTCGTCGCCGCGTGCGGCATCAAGCCCGAGCAGGTCCGCATCGTGAATCAGTACCTCTACCGGATGAACATCCCGCAGACGGCGCTTGCCGCGCTCTACACGGACGCGGACGTCCTGCTCGCCACGAGCGCCGGCGAGGGGTTCGGCGTGCCCGTCATCGAGGCGCAGGCGTGCGGTGCGCCGGTCATCGTGAGCGCGTTCAGCGCGCAGCCCGAGCTCGTCGGCGACGGCTGGGTAATCGATGGGCAGCCGTTGTGGGACCCGAATCAAGATTCGTGGTTCTTCACGCCGCACGTTCATCACATCGTCCAGGCGCTCGAGGATGCGTACGCGCGAGAGCGTGGCACGACGAGTCAGGACGCGCTCAACTTTGCGAAGGCGTACGAGGCTGACGCGGTCTACGCGAAGCATTGGCGGCCGATCATGCAGCGTCTCGCGACGTGGCAGCCGTGATCGACGTCGTCATCATCCCGGTCTTGAATCGGTATGACCTGCTCGAGCGCGCCATCGAAAGCCTCGACGACGTTGAGACGCTGATCGTCATCGATAACGGGAATGGCCTGCCGGACCATTATCTCGACACGATCCAGATGCGGATGATCGCGAAGCGCCGCT